TAACTAGACGAAAAGACAAGAGCTTAAAAATTTCATTTATTACAAGCCTAGAGCAGTCTAGTACAGAACTAATGGAGGTCGACAAGTTATTAGACAGTAACGGAATACTATACTTTAAAGATAGCGAAGGGCTAAGCACAGACGAAATAAACCAAATAGACAAAGTTGTACTAGACAAACCAAACGGAAAGACTCAGAGCGAAAGGCTAAGAAATGTATTGTATCTTTACTGCAAACAGAAGATGAGTAAAGAGCCAACAAAGGAGCAGTTTGCAGAGTTCTATCAAAAATATACAGAAAAGTATATACAGTATATTAAAGACCAGTTAAACTAAATGCCACGCTGTAAAGTTTGCAAAGATAAATTTGAGCCTAAGTACTTTCTTCAAAAGACTTGCTTTGAGCCTAGCTGTATTTTAGAATGGAAAAACAAAGTAAAAGCCAAAGAATGGAAAGCAGAAAAAAAGGTTTTAAAAGAAAAGCTAAAAACTTATAGCGACCATGTTAAGGAGTTACAAGTCATAGTTAATAAATATGTAAGGTTAAGAGATAAAGACAAGGGATGTATAAGTTGTAACGCTCCGCTGACTGGAAAGTATGACGCAGGGCATTACTACAGCGCAGGAGGAAACCCTGAGTTAAGATTTAACATAGACAACATTCATGGACAATGTGTATATTGTAATCAGCACAGACACGGAGCATTGTTAGACTATGCCGAAAGGCTACCTAATAGAATAGGGCTGTGCAGATTTGAAGAACTAAAGAAGTTAAGAGGCAAGCCAATGAAGTACAGCATCCCAGAATTGATAGAACTAAAAGTAATTTATAAGGATAAGATTAAAAAGCTATGAAAAAATTAGGTAGAGTAAAATACTTTATTTAAAATTGCAGATATAAACTAAAATTAAAACTATGAATGAAAAACCAAGTATTAAAAGAGTGTTCCACCCATATACATTATGGGAAGATTATAAGCATGGGTTCTATGATAATTGCACAGGGTCAGATAAAGATGCTATGTTACTTAAATCTATAGAAATGTTTAATGATGAGATATTAACTAAAAAGTATATGAATAAAGTTATTGAAACTTGGAAATATTCATGCGAACAAAACTTAACTAATCCATCTATGAATAAGATAGCTTATATAGGTCAAGGAGCTTGCTGCTTGTATGCAAGAGTTCCTTCAACTGTTACAATGGAGGCATGGAGTCATTTAACTGACGAAGTTAAAGAAAGGTCAAATAACATAGCTAAAAATGTTATAGATAACTGGAATAATAACAATAAAAAAATACAGCTATGCCTAAATATTATATAGATAAAACAGTTCTTGAAGCAGCTAAGGACAGGATTAAATACACTTTTGATAATTTTAAAAAAATATACGTTTCTTTTAGTGCAGGTAAAGACTCTACAGTTATGCTACACTTAGCAATGGATGAGGCAAAAAAAAGAAATCAAAAGATTGCTGTAATGATTGTTGATTTAGAAGGTCAATACAAACTAACTATAGACCACATAAAAGAATGTATAAAAGAATATGAACATTTAATAGATTTGTATTGGATATGTTTACCGATTCATTTAAGAAATGCAGTTTCAGTATATGAGCCATTTTGGATGTGTTGGGATAAAGAAAAGAAAAAAGACTGGATAAGGGAGCTTCCTGATAACTCTATAAGTGATGAAAATTACTTTCCATTTTTTACTAGAGGAATGGAATTTGAGGAGTTTGTTCCTGAATTTGGAGAGTGGTATTCTCAAGGAGAATTAACAGCTTGTTTAGTTGGTATAAGAACAGATGAAAGTTTAAATAGATACAGAACAATAGCTAGTGATTCTAAAATAACATATAATTCAAAACAATACACAACTAAGGTAACTGATAATGTATTTAATGTTTATCCTGTTTACGACTGGAGAACAGAAGATATTTGGATATATCATGCAAGGAATCCAAAAAAGAGATATAATGAACTTTATGAACTTATGCATAAGGCAGGTTTAGGAATACATCAACAAAGAATTTGCCAACCATACGGAGATGACCAAAGAAGGGGTTTATGGTTATTCCATTTAATAGAGCCTGAAACATGGGCAAAAGTTGTTGCAAGAGTTAATGGAGCTAATTCAGGAGCTTTATACATAAATGAAAGCGGCTCAATAACTGGGTATAATAAAATAACAAAACCCGATAACCATACATGGGAATCTTTTAGTATGCTTTTTTTAAATAGTATACCTGATGTAACTAAAGAACATTTTTTAAATAAAATATATACATTTATAAAGTGGTGGGAAAACAGAGGATATGCTTTAGGTATACCTGATGAAGCTCCTTACTTATTGGAGGGTAAAAAATTAGTTCCTTCTTGGAGGCGAATATGTAAATCTTTATTAAGAAATGATTTTTGGTGTAAAGGATTAGGTTTTACTCAGCACAAAACAGCAGCATATAAAAAGTATTTAGAATTAAAGAAAAAACAAAGAACAGAAGATAAATTTTTAAACGCAAAAAACTAAGATTATGAAATTAACAGAATTAGAAGAAAAGATTTTAAGTAATGCTCAAAACGATATTAGAGCGTTAAGATATTCGTCATTAGACAATAAAGTTCATATAATAAATGAGTTAAAAAAAATGCTACATAACGAAAGTCCATTTAATACAGAGCCAGTAGATTGTGTTCTTTGGGTAAAGAATGATACTGTACACGCAAACGACTATAACCCTAATAGTGTAGCTCCTCCAGAAATGGAGTTATTAAGATTATCTATAGCGAGTGATGGCTATACACAGCCAATAGTAAGTATGAAAGATGGAGAAAATACAAGAGAGGTTATTGATGGCTTTCACAGAAATAGAGTAGGTAAGGAATGTGATGACATTCAAAAAAGAGTACATGGATATTTACCTGTAGTTACAATAAGAGAAAGTCAAAAAGGGCTTAACGATAGGGTAGCATCTACAATAAGACATAACAGAGCTAGAGGTAAACATGGAGTTGAAAGCATGAGCGATATTGTAGTTGACCTTAAAAAAAGAAACTGGTCTGATAAAAAAATATCTAAAGAATTAGGAATGGATGCTGACGAAGTTTTAAGATTAGCTCAAATATCGGGTTTAACAGAATTATTTGCAGATAAGGAGTTTTCAAAAGCATGGGAAACTGAGCCAATGACAAAAGTATCTTAATGCAATCTAAGAAGCACAGTATAATAGAGAGCGTAGCTAATACCGTAATAGGGTTAGTTACCTCTTTTATTATTCAAATAATAATATACCCTTTGTTAGGCATTCCAGTAACCATATCGCAAAATGTAATAATTACTTTTGTTTTTTTTATAGCTAGTGTATTGAGGGGTTATTTAATAAGGAGATATTTTAATAAAAAAGAATGAAGTATAAGAAACCTAAATCTAGTAATTACGTTATCAAAAATATTAAACAAAAAAAAGTATTATATTTACAGACGTGAACGAGGAGTTTATAAAAGAAAAAAGGCAAGTAATAGAAACTGCTTGCAAGAATATTTGTAAGCATTCTGACATTTGGCAAGACTTATCTCAGGAGGTAAACATATACTTTTTAACGAATGAGCTGCCTAGTAACCTCAACAAAATAGATGGCTTTATATTCGTAGTGGCTTATAAGATGTTTCACTTGTCAGGTAGCGAATTTAACCGTTTGCACTTTGATAATGTTTTGATAGAGTCTACAGAGCTTGACTACTTAAAATTAAAAGATATTCCTTATATTAGTAATAATGTTTATAAGGAGTATTTGGAGCAGGTTAAACAGTTAGACGAAATGGAGCGTATTTGGGTAGAGGAGATAGTTAAAAGAAACCTATCTATAAAACTATTCTCAGACCACACAGGAATACACAGAGCAACAGCTAAGGAACGAATGGAAAGCATATACAACAAAATAAGAAATAACAACAAATGACTATAATAATAATTTCAATACTAACAATATTAGCATGGACAAGTATATTCAAACAAACCTTTTCGACTAAGGAGGGTTTTAAGTATAGGTATTACTTTGCTAGAACCTTAATTAGTTCAGTAGACATTAAGCCTTTTAACTGTGCCTATTGCTTATCCTTCTGGACTGGCTTAACTTTGTCTATTGCTTTTATGGACCTGAGTTATATGGTTATATTTTTATACTTTGCAAAACAAGACTAATGGATTACAGACAATTAAAATGGGGAGCTTTAAAGAGCTATGCAACTAAGCTAGGTATAAACACTAAAGGAATGACTAAAGAAGTCCTCTTAGAG